TATATAGAACTCTTTATCTATGCAGAGCTGCCTAAGTCTTTTAGCTACCAGTGTCCACTCATCCCTAGGCACATCCTCAGCCAAAGGCCAATAAGCGTGCAGCCCGTTACCCGAGTTAACCAGCATTGGCTTCGGTAGTCCGACGTCTAAACAAAACTTACGTAGTGCTACTAGTCCGTCTTGTTGTGTTTCGTACCCACTTGGCCTGCCAGTTTTTTCGTCCGCAAAGGACTTGTTTGGTCCACAGTCTATGTCTACCCAATATGACTTGAGAGACTCGACGTTATCTTGTGTACGGCTCTTACCGTTTTCAAACTTTGCCAAAGCAAAGAATACGCACCATCTATCTGCTACATATTTTTCTATCTCGGCGTCTAGTTCCTCTCTGGTTTCCACCATAAACTGACGCGTTGTAGTCTTATCTTTGACCGCAAGAAAACCGTACCACCCACCCGCAGGGCGTACTAGGTCTATGAGGTCTGCGTTTTCCATTAGGCTACTGCTCCAACTTTGCTATGAATTTTTCTATCTTCATTGCTACTGGGGCTTTAGGATTGGAAACTCCTGCAAACCAGTTATAGACGGCTTGACGGCTGACATCTAATTTCTTAGCCACTTCGGCAACGGGCACATCGTGTTTGATGCACACCGCGCCAAAGTAAACGCCAAGAAGCTTTTTGTCGGCAGCCTTATTTAACTCCATAAGTTTTAGGCTATATCCGTAACTCATTAGGCGTCTTCACTCCCCCACTCGTCAATAATAGATGCTAGCGGGTCTTCGCTTTCAGCCGCAGGAGTTTCTTCTTCCTTCTTCTTAGTACGCTTTACTGGCTCCGCTACTTCTTCCTCTTCAGGTTCTTCGGAACGCGTGACTACAGGTGCAGGCTTATCAAGCTTTGGAGTTTTGCTTACTCCATCAGTCTGCGCAGCAGTGAGCTTAGTGTACATCTCGGTCTCAGGGCGTTCTTGTGCCGCCAAAACTAGCGCATATTCTGCATCGCTGACCTCGCGTACTGGAGAGAATACTAGCTCCATAGTTTCTGCGTTGCTGTCGAAGCTTATGTTAGTTACAACGAGGTCAGGTGACATGCCGTTATTTACGAGGAACTTAACGTAGCTTTCGAAAGGGTGGATGTTGCCAGTGCCTTTACCGAACAGAGATTTTGCTGGGATGTTAAACTGGTACACTGTGCCAGACTCATCACCCTCAAGCATTAGAGAAACTCGGCGTTGGTAGCGACAAGCTTTACCGCCATTATCACCCGAGCCTTTTATGTTTCTAGGGCAGTCTGCGCAGTTACCATGCTGTGGGTCGGATGCACCTGCTTCAGGCTTGTCGCCGTTGTTTGACCAGCAGTTAGGTAGCGTAGCTTCTTTGTTGGGGTCGAACTTTTCCTTGTAGTAGATGCGAGAGACATTAGTCAGCATGCCAACAACAATAGCATTGAACTCACCTCGGATAGCGTTACCAACTTGCTCTCCGTTAACCATCTTCTTAAACGTGCCGTTGATGTTAGCCTGAATGCGGCGGTTGCTTACTGTAGAAGTAGTGGCAAGCTTTTGTGCCAAGGCGCTTTGGCGGCGCTCTGTAGACACGCCGGTTTGTCCTGTAAAAATTGAAACATTGTTACTCATTATAAGATTTCCTATTTCTTAGTTGGTTTACGTATAGAGACAGCATACTTACGGTCTGATTGCAGTCCGATAGGCAGTGCGTCGGGGTTTTCTTCGAGAAACTCTTTCATGTGGGCGTTATGAATTCGTTTCTCTAGTAGATGATAAGCATCGTTTTCTGCGATGAACTTATACATTTGGTCCCAATCGCTAGTCCAGTAGGAGGAATAAACCCTGCGGGTCAGCGTACCAAAGGGAGTCTTTATGCTATCTATATCTTCCTTGGAACATAGGTCTAGCATGCTGGCACTAACGAGTGCCTGTTTTTCTTTTAGTGCTTTTATCTCGTCTTCTTTTGCTTGGATGGCTTCGCGTAGTTTTATGTACGCTGCCACCATCTTTCCTGCTGTTTTGTCTTCCATTGCTCCTTCCTTCCAATAAGGGGGATAGAGAGAATACCATTTGGATAGACAATGTCAACAGTTATTCTATTTCTTTTCTATAAAGTTCTACAATCTTGTTGTGGTTAAGAACATTGTTTTTCAGCATCGCGTACAGCCTAGCCTCAACCTCACTACCTTGTATGTGCACGATGGTCATACTGTGCTTTTGCCCCGGCCTGTCTATACGGGCATTGGCTTGCAAGTAAGTTTCTACGCTAGTTACAGGGGCGTACCAAATTATAGTATCCGCCGCTGTCAGGGTAAGTCCGTGCGATGCAGCTTGTGGTTGTATGATAAGTACTTGCGGGTCAGCTTTGGTTTGGAAGTCTTTGAAAATTTTACTGCGGTTGTTTAACGTAACCTTACCCGAGATGATTTCCGACGGTATTTTGTTCTTGTTTAGAAAGTCCTTTAGCAAATCTATCGTGTGCGTAAAAGGAACAAAAACCAATACTTTATGCGGAGCTTCGTTGATAACCTCAAGTACTACATTAAGTCTATTCTTCACATCGAACTGCACAACTTCTCTATCGTCCGAGTAGACCGCACCTCCTGATATTTGCAGCAACTTATTTAAGTTAGTAGCGGCGTTTACAGAAGTTATCTGCTCACCTGCTGCCTGCATAGTCATTTGTTTTTTAAGGAGTTTATAATACTTTTCTTGCTGCGCAGTAAGCGGGGCTTCTCTTTCTACAGAAACAACAGACGGCAAGTCTAGGCACTGATCTTTCTCAAACCTAATTGCAGGCTGCAATACTTTATGCACAATCTTGTCCGCATTAGGCTTAGGACGCCAGATGTGCTGCGCCACCTTATACATGACTGCATCACGGTAGGGAGTGTAATACTTAGGTACTCGGTGTGGGCTTACTAACTTAGCTAAGCCGTAGGCATCTAGAGGAGATTGCGCTGCCGGTGTACCAGTTAGCATCCACAACCTGTCAATTCCTTTACACAAATCCCGCATTACTTTCCATCTATTGGTTTGCGAGTTCTTGTATGCGTTAGCCTCGTCCACTACGATGAGATCGAAGTTGCCTCGCAAGATCGTGTCTTTCACCACGGCAACACCGTCGAAGTTTATTACGACAAACTCAGAACCGGCGTTGATTATCTTCTCTCTTGTAGTAGCGGAGCCATGTGCAACTGAACAACTACGGTGCATGGCGAACTTAAATAAGTCTTCTTGCCAAGCGGACTTCATAATAGAAAGCGGGCACACGACAAGCACGCGCTTCACCAAGCCCAGTTTCATGAGGTAGTCTACTGCCCAGATAACCGATGCCGTCTTTCCCGTACCTGCCTCGTTAAAACAGAACGCTTTCTTGTACAGGCTTAGGAATGATGCGGTTTCTTTCTGGTGGTCAAAGGGCGTTAGCTTGCCAGTCCATTCGTAGTCTCTAAGCATAGGAGACGGCACTTCTTTAGCGCCTAACTCAGCAAGAGCAGAAGCTTCTTCATACTCCCACTTAACCGCTAGCTCTACAAAACCGTCCTTTTCACCGACTCGTTTGCAGTTCTTTATTTTATCCGTGACTAACTCTGGGCGCCGAGTCTTGAGAACTAGCGCCTTATCTTTAACTATTCTCATGCTTTAGACGTCTTCTTGCGCTCACGCTTACTGGTTTCAGATACAAGGTTGCCCTTGGAATCTCGCTTGAAGGAACGGTTGCGGCTCGCTGTCTCTACCTTAGTGCCGTCAGAGTTTTTACCACCCTTGTCCATAGCCTTCTTATGCGCTACGTCCTTGCCGTCACCTTTACTTACTTTACCTTCTCGCTCAGCTTTGCGGCGGGCAGCGTTGCGCTCAGCGCGTTTTTTCTTTTGCTCTTCGGTGCCTTGGTACTTAGCGTACTCGGCTTTGTAATCTCTTTGCTTAGCCATATCATCGTTTCCTGTTGTGTTCACACTTAGTTACCGGACACCATCCACACAGAGGGCCGCTAATTGCATTCCATACACCAGACTCCTGTGCTACTTCTAGCCGTTCTAGGTCCGGTTCAAATGCACCAAAGTACTCTTCCTTCTTTTCTACTACGTGTTCTTTCTGTATAAACTCTTTACTAACCACAAAGGCTAGAGCGGATTTAATTTTCTTAAGCTCTGGGAAGTGGGTGAACAGCCCGGCAGCTACAGCGTCTAGCTGCTTAGTATCCGCGTACTTCGCATTCTTGCTTGTCTTGTAGTCTATAGAATGTGCGGTATCTCCGTTTATTATTACGAGGTCTGCTATACCACGCCACCACACATTATCGGCAAAGAAATCTACAGGTTCGTACCCGTCCTCAGTTTTAGCGACGCCCAACTTTAATTCGCAAAGTTTCTCGCCTTCTATTTTGTTTAGTGCATCTAGTACGCCGTTTAT